ATAAGTCAATTCGTCTGAAGCAAAATGTAAGACATACATTTCACCTGAAGAACCTTCTGCTTTTCTATCAGTCTGTCTTATAATTCTAAATGCCTTTTTGAAGTTTGCAATGTCAGAATTTGGATCTTTTGAAATGTCAATTAGTATTGATTCTGAGCCATCAAAAAATAGTTTACCAGAAAGGCCTTGAGCATCTTTAATCAGTATTTTTCCATTCATTACAGGCAAAAACAAAGAATCAAAAATATTTAATTCTTCAAAAATATTTGATATGTCAATGTTTCCATTTTTTGTTACAATGACCAATTCATTAATCGAAAACTGCGTTGACTTTTTTACTTCAAATGTCATAATTTAATTACTCGTTTAAATTCTTTTTCAACATCAGGAACAAAATCTTTTTTCAATAACTTAATTGTTCTTTTGTCTTCATTAGTTTCCATCTCATAATCATAGTATGTTTGTTTTTCTTTTGTTATTGTTTGAACTGTTGTTGTGCCATTTGCAAGCGTATATGTCGTTGAAGATGCTGTTACATTCGCATAAGTGTTAGCATCAACTTCAATCTTTTCTTCTATTGTTGTTCCCTGAGGTGTTGTGTCGAAGGTAACTCTTGTAACAATTTTATAATAAGACTTGACATTATTTGTACTCATAGACCAAGCAAGTCCAGTTTGAACTGTTGTATTGGCAGCACCATTTGCAGTATATTTTGCATCAACAAAATCAATGAATGTTTTATATGGCATTGGCCAATCAAATTGTGGGTCAATAATGTCATTGAACAATAACACAATCCAATGTCTTTCTGGATTGCCGTAATATTTTCCAGCAATTATTTCTGGTGTGTCAGACTCTTGTATATTATACTCATAGAAAGCGGAACTATTTTCTTTGAGTTTAGATTCAAAACCAAATCTTGCAATAATATTGGTTACAGTATCTAATCCACCCGTCTTATTATTTGCAGAGTATAGTGTTTTTGGAAAGTAATTAAAAAATTTTGCCATTATTATACCTTAGATTTAACACCAGAACTTCTATCATTCCTAAAGTCTGCTTTTGTAAGATATGTAGTTTCTTGGAATTGTAGTGTTACTTGAATTGCAACTGGCATACCTGTTCTACCTAAAGAAGGAACATTCTCACCTGGAACTTCATAAGCGGTAAATCCATTTGGCGCATAGTTGACATCCATCGAAGTCAATACACAAGTAGAGATTGGTGGAATGTTTGGATTTTGAGCACCAGCATAATAGAATTTAATGTCAAACTCTGATGGTGGAACTAAAAATCCCTGTGCATCTTGTATCAATTCTGGTGCTTGATGAAATCTCAATCTTTCAATAATTCTTTGTGCTTCTAATGCTTCTTTTTCATCTCTAGGATAAAAGGTAAAATCAAATTGAAATGTTCTAAAGTTTGGTGACTTGTAAATCATTTCAAGCATTGGATTCTGAACTTTACCAGTGACGGCAGTAAATCCAATCTTTGCAGCTTCTGGACTACCAGTAATTTTACCCAAAGTATCAGCAAGTTTTTTACCAAGAACATTTGCACCAGATTTTGCAAGTGAGCCAGCAGCCGCAGAACCACCTTCTGTTTTGTATTCGTCAGCCGCTGATTTTGCCGCTGCCGCAACTTGACCCAACATTTCACCACCTAAACTTAACTGGTCATATGCTTGTTGATAACTATAATTTAAAGTATCTGGCATATACAATGCAACAGCATCGGTTGTTAACTTAGTTGTTTGTAACAAAGACTTATTTGTAATTTTTTTGATAGATGTATCAATTACTGCTCGAGTTTGAGCTTGAGAACCACCAAATGATACACGAGCTTGAGCGAATAAATTGTTAATACCACCAACCGCACCACCAGCAGCACTACTGAAGGCAGATGTAATTCCACCCAATGCACCATTTGTTGCAGAATTAATTTGACCTAATCCACTATTAATCTTACCAAGAATCTCAGAACCAAAATTACTTGCCATACTTTGTGCAGATGCCGCTGCTTTGTCTATTGAACCAAAAATTTGTGCTTTTGCACCTTCTTGGCTTGCGACACTAGACTTATCAAATACAGAATCTTCAACAGTTGTACCACCAAATGCGGTTGCTTTCTGCTGACGAATATAGATAACCATATAGTGTGCTTTATCGGCATTACCGATATCTAATGGGTATCTGTATGTATTTTGTTTAAATTGACTATCAACTAAATCTGCTAAAGGACCGGTCCTAGCAGAACTGCCTTTGTTAAACGATATATCCGAGAGTCCGAAGAGAGCCATATAAATTCCAAATGTTAATTAACTAAGTATATTTATGTCATATAAAGGGTGGTTTACCCCAAAAAATCCAAACAAATATAAAGGCGACAGTAAAAATGTTGTCTATCGCTCATCGTGGGAACTAAGAGTGATGAAATGGTTAGATGAAAACCCATCGGTTATTTGGTGGGCATCTGAAGAACTAATCATTAAATATAAGTCACCAATTGACCAAAAAATGCACAGATACTTCCCTGATTTTATTGTCAGATTGAAACAAAAGACTGGTACAGAATCTACTGTGGTTATTGAGATAAAACCACACAAACAAACTATCAAACCTGTGCAAAAAAGAAAAACTCAAAGGTTCTTGCAAGAGGCGGCAACTTATGCAATCAACCAAGAAAAGTGGAGAGCCGCAGACTTATTTTGTAAAGAACATGGTTGGCAATTCAAAGTATTAACTGAAAAAGACATAGGCATTTGAGATAAATAGACTATGGCGACAAAAAAACTAATAGACAGAATACAAGCATCTTTGGCAAAAGAAGGATTACAGCCAAGGACTGCTGCAGCAAGAACTTGGTTAAGAAGTAAGGTTAAAGATTTAACCCCTTCAAAAACGGCACTTATGCGAGACCAAGAAAGACTAAGAAACAAGTCAATGATTGGTAGAATGTATTTCTATTTCTATGACCCCAAAACAAAAGATAAACTACCGTACTATGATAGATTTCCTTTGGTGATTCCAATTGAAAGATATAACGATGGTTTTCTAGGATTAAACTTACACTATATTCATCCAAAACAAAGATTGATTCTATTGGATAAACTGAGTGATACTTTAACTAATGACAAATACGATGAGACTTCAAGATTGAGGGTAAGTTATCCATTTTTATCATCCGCTTCAAAGATATTTGAAGCGACACCTTGTATTAAGAGATATTTATTCTCTCATATAGAATCAAGATTTTTAGAAATCACCGCAAACGAATGGGATATTGCAGCAATGTTACCAATGGAAAGTTTTGTCGGTGCAAAAACAAGCAGAGTTTACTCTGATTCACGGAAAAAATTCTAATGTCATTCTCACCAAATTTATTTTTATCTAATGTAAGAGCAAAAGACGGACTTGCAAAACCTTCAAGATTTGAAGTTGTTCTTCCTATTCCGGCTTACATTAATTCTTTCATTGGCAATTCAATATTGGAAAAGATTTTAAATTTTCCAAATTCTATTTTTAGTGATGTTTCAACTGCAATCAACTCTGCATTTGGGCGCCAAGGTGAACAAGATGAACAATCGAGGACATCAAATTCGTCAATGTCAAGGTATCTTGCATTGCAATGTGAATCGGCAGAGTTACCAGGAAAAACATTTCAAACAGCTGATGTAAAGATTTATGGACCAACTTTTAAAGTACCATATCAGACAATGTATGGTGATACAACTTTAACTTTTTTGTGTACCAATGAATTCTATGAAAGAAAACTATTTGAAAGATGGATGGAAGCAATTCATCCAACAGACACAAACAACATGAGATTTGCTAAGGGCGCACAATCAAGATACATGACAAATATTAAAATTATACAGTATGATGACTTTATTAAACAGATTCATGCTGTAGAATTGATTGATGCTTTTCCAATTGGAATTGCATCACAGGCGTTAAATTGGGGTGAAGATGGTTTTCACAGACTAGGCATCCAATTTGCGTATCAGAAGTATAGAACCGTTTACGATGGATCATACGATATTGGTGCAGCTGCATCAGCACTATTTGGGGCTGCAGGTGCAAGAATATTACCATTTGGCAGAGCGATTTAAATTATTTTTTTTTTATTAACACAACGAAAGCGAGAATATAATGTTACCTAAGTTAGATGTACCAATCTATGAAGTTACTTTAATTTCAACAGGAAAACCTGTTAGATTTAGACCATTTTTGGTAAAAGAACAAAAACTATTTTTGATGGCAGCTGAATCAGATGACCAAAAAGAAACAGTTAATGTTATCCGTCAAGTATTAAAGAATTGCATTTTAGATGAAATCGATGTTGATAATTTGCCAACATTTGATTTGGAATATTTGTTTATGAATCTAAGAGCAAGGTCAGTAGAAGAAATTGTTGATTTGAAATACAAGTGCAACAATACTGTTAAAGATGAAACTGGTGAAGATAAGAAGTGTAGTGGTTCTGTTGAGTTTAAGTTAAACTTACTTGAAGTTCAACCTACAAAGAATCCTGACCATGTTAACAAAATTCAATTATCGGACAATCTTGGTATTTGTTTAAAGTATCCTACTTTTGAAATGATTCAGAAGTATGAGGCAATGAACGAGAATGATGTTATGTTGAATGTATTGATGGATTGTGTAGATTACATTTATGATAAAGAACAAGTGTATTATGCAAAAGATTCAACAAAGGAAGAATTAACAGACTTCATTGATAACTTGCAACAAGGACATTTGGAAAAAATTAAAATTTTCTTTGACACCATGCCTGAAATCAAAAAAGATGTCCATTTTAAATGCCCAAAATGCAATTATGAGGAAGACATTGAGATTAAGGGTATGCAAAATTTTTTCGTCTAATATTTCGTTATGATACATTAGGTAACTTTTATCAGACGAACTTTGCTTTAATGCAACATCACAAGTATAGTTTGACTGAGCTTGAAAACATGTTGCCTTGGGAAAGAAACATTTACTTAAATCTTCTGATTAAGTATTTGGAAGAAGAGAAGCAGAGAATAGAACTACAAAAACAAACTAGAAAAAGTAGGTAATGGCTAACAAAACTACGCTCGCAGATACCCTAGCACAAGAGTTAGGATATAAAGATGCCAAGGCTCTTAAAGACCAGATAAAGAGGTCTGGTGGGGGAGAATTTTCTTCAAATGTTAAGGGTCGTTTGGAGTCTGGTGCTGGATTTGGAGAAGCATTTAAAGAGAGTACCAAAGACAAAGTAGCAGACATTCAAGAAACTTTTTCAAAAAAAGGTCTAAAGAAGTTTGGTAAGAAAACTTATAATGAGTTTTTTGGTGGTGATGATATCTTCTCTTCTTACATGCGAGGAAGATTAAACAAGGGTAAAGGAAAACAAGAGGGCGCTTCTACTGAAGGTGGTGGTACTTCACCAACAAAAGAGAGTAGTGAAGGTGTAGGCGCAGAAGAACTTGCAGTATTAAATGTAATTGCTAAAAATTGTATGTCATTGCCTGGTATTGCAAGAGACATGAATGTGTTGAGACAAAATCTTGTCAAACTAGTTAAGTTACAACCTGGTGGTAAAGATAAAGCAAGACTTGGTGCCGACATGTATTTCAAGACGGCTGACCAACGAGAGGACATGCTTGAGTCTCAAAAAGCAAAAGCAATGCCAAAAGCACCAACTGTCGCTGGAGCACCTCCTGAAGATAAGAAAGAAGGTGGTGGATTCTTAAGCGGCATTTTAAATAGTGTTATGAGTTTCTTTAGTGGTGGTTTTATGACCGCAATTAAATCACTATTCAGTCCTGGAATGATTCTCAAAGCAATCACTAAAGTTTTTGTTCCATTAACAATCATTGCATCATTAGTCAATGGTATTATAGACGGTTGGAAAAAATGGCAAGAAACAGGTGATTTAGGCGAAGCACTTATCACAGGCCTTGGTGGTGTATTAGACTTTCTAACATTTGGTTTGTTTGGTACTGATGAGTTAAAGAAAGCGTTTGATTGGATTGGTGGATTTGTTGGACCAATTGTTGACAGTATATCAGAAACTTTTGATGGTTTAAAGATGTGGGTAGTCAATAATATTGGTGTGCCTGAGATAAAAATTCCATTAGGATCAATTCCAGGTGTAGCATCACTCAATAAAATTTTACCAAACAGTTCTCAAATTCCAGAAACGATTAGTTTTGGTCCTTATTATCCATTCAAAAAGAATCCAAAAAGCACAGAACCTCAAAAATCAGAAAGACCTTCAGCAAAAGAGTCTGAGGCAAAAGCAAAAGAAACAAAAAGTGCCGAAGAAGCTCGTAAAGATTTTGCTAAGACAGACCCAAGAAGAGTAGACAATCAATCATCTGAGCAATCAGGATCAGATAAAACACCAACTGCAATTAAGAAAAAATCAGGAGAAGAATTAAAACTACCACAGGGTGTTACCTATAATGGTGATGATGGTATGTTTAATTATAAAGGTGTTGGTTTTACTGCTGAGAAACAAGATGAACTGGATAGACAAACAAAAGCAATAGACAGTAAAACAATAGTCGAGTATCAGGGTATTGGTCCATCAGGTCCTGCAACAATAACATTTGATGGTACAACAGGTCAAAAAACATTCTCTGCACCAAAACCAGAACAATCACAATTAACTGCTAGTTCAGCAACTCCACCAGCTGCAGGAGTTGCAAGTGCAGCTGGCGGTGGCGGTGGTGGAGGAGGCGGTGGTGGTTCATCAGGCGGTGCAACTGCATCACCAACACAAACTGCACCTAGTGGT